CTCCTGAGCATCGCGAACGCCGCCGCGCTTGCCTTCTACATGAAGGCCGAGCCGACCGTCATCCACTGCCCCGCAGCGGAGAAGTACGAGCAGGTGGCAGTCAACGTCCAGTGCGTCATGGACGAACTTCCGTAACGACTTCGAGGGCAACGGCGTGACGCAGATATGCGCCGATCTGGCGGCTCACTAGGCCAGATCCCAAAGTCGGGGCATCTGCAGACGAGAGGCTTTTGCGTTCACCCCGGCTCCCTCACCCCACTTCCATCAGAAGGCATTCACGTGCCGCCGGCCACTTCGGCGTGGCGTTCTCCTTCGGCAGCATCTGAATGCCTTTTCTTTTCCATTCCACACGGAGAGAAAGTTATGTCTCTTCTCGATTTCTTCACCGGACGCAGCGCCGACGAGCTCGTCCAGTACGAGCCTACGTCCGAAGACACCATCGTGTTCGGCCTTCGCCTTTTTACGATCGGCGGCATCGTCGCAATCGGTCTCACGGTCATCGCATTGAGGTACTTCGCATGAGCAACGGTTTTTACTTCGGCATGGGCGGCGTCCCGTCGGTGTACGACGAGTATCCCGACGAGCAGCCGATTCTCGTCGACGGGTACGAGCTCGATCTCGACACGCTTACAGCCGGAGGCGAGCTCGTCACAATCGAAGAGTTCACCGAAGCAGCCAACGACGCGGAGCTCGACAAGGACATCATGGAGGACTGCCTCGAAGAGCTTCGCGTGCTCTGGCAGGAGCGTGAAGAGGAGGAGGCCGCATGAGCTTCTCCGACCCGGTCCACATCATTGAACACATTCCAAGGGACTTCGACATGAAAGCAAACCACCAACGCAGGCGATACAAGCTGCCTGCACAGCTCCGCAAGGAGGCACACACCAAGGCTCAGCCGGCGAAAGCCCCTGAGCCTTTTTCATGCGAGCGCCCTGGCCGCGTCTGGACGCTCATCACTTTCATCGGAGCGCTGGCCATCATCGCCGGCGTGCTCATTACTGGACACTGGGAGAGATAAATGAACGACTTCAAAGACTTCGCGCTTGAGCTGCACGAAAAGGGCATCAAGGCAACGATGGACAACGCCAGAACGTTCGTCCTTGGCAACTACGACCGCGTGCTTCCTGCCTACTGGCTAAACCCCGACGCGAGAATCAAAGCGCTCTACGCGCTGATGGAGACGCGCTACGTGGACGACTTCGAGTCGTCTCTCAAGGCGACGCTCACGCTCAGCTCGGAGCTCGACCGAGCCCTTGAGCATGCGACATCGATGCTCTACGGCGAGATGCTCGAGATCGAGTACGACGAACACAGCGAGGAGTAAGCATGACGATCACTTCACTTGAGCCGCTCGAGCTACCGATGCCCGAGCCTGAGGACGAGGTCGACTTCGACCCGTACCCAGAGTTCGCCAGCCGCGACGAGTTCGAGCGCGCGCAATGGTTCGGCGATCGGGCAAAGCGTCCCGAGCCGATCTACGACAAGACTCTCGAAAACTTCTACGCCATCGGCGACGACGGCGAAATCCCTTTCTAAGGAAACGCAATGAGCTACGCGATCCTGGTACTTGGAGAGAGCGGAACAGGCAAAACCTGTTCGCTCCGCAACCTCGACCCAAAAAACACACTTCTGATCCAGCCGGTGCGCAAGCCGCTGCCCTTCCGCTCTACCGGGTGGAAAGAGATCAAAGCGAAAGGCGACGGGAACAACATCATCGTCTGCGCCGATCCGCAGAAGATCATCAACTTCATGAAGGTGACCCCATTCGACGTAATCGTGGTTGATGACTGGCAGTACATCCTCGCTTCAATGTTCATGGATGCACGCAACGTGAAGGGCTATGACAAATTCACAGACATTGGCGGCGCAGGCTTTGACATTGCCAAGGCTGCATCCGAACTAGCGGAGAGCAAACGCGTCTACGTCCTCGCCCATACGACTTCCGACGATCTGGGAAACAACATTCGCATCAAGACGCTCGGGAAGCTACTGGACGACAAGATCGTCATCGAAGGGATGTTTACGACCGTCCTTCGCACTCATGTCGAAAACGGAAAGTATCAGTTCTCCACTCAAAACTCAGGGAACGACACGGTGAAATCTCCGATGGGCATGTTCTCCGAGAAGTTCATCGAGAATGATCTGGCCGCCGTAGACGAAACCATCTGCTCCTACTATCAGATTTCTAACACAAAGGAAAACGAATAATGATCACTACCTTCACCATGAACCGCAAGTCCGCGGAAAAGGTTGCCGGCTTCAACGGCATCGACAAGTCCGGCAAGTATGTCGGCACCCTCACACAGGTCGAAGTCGCCGAAAGCAAGGCGGGCGCGACTTACGTCGAGTTCGCCTTCAAGGCGCTTCGCTGGACCGAGTGCGGTGAGGCCGCCGAAGAGCGCGGCGAGAAGATGGCCTTTATCCGCCTCTTTGTCTCCTCTCGCAACGGCGACCGGACCTTCGGGGCCGACATCATGGACGCGCTGCTTGCCGTGCTCAAGCTCGATAAGGTTGAGGCTACGCAAGCGCAGGTCTTTAACCGCGACGGCACGAAGCGCCCGGGCTATCGCATCGGCGCGCTCGAGGGCCAGACCATCGGCCTGCTCCTCCAGCGTGAGAACCGCGAGTATGAGCACGAAGGCCAGATCAAGACGACCTACCAGATGAACATCATCACGCCGTTCCATCAGGTTACTGGACAGAACGCAAAGGAAGTCCTGAACAACCTCGAGGCCAAGGCAGTCGAGGCTAAGTTCAAGAACCTGAAGGACAAAGAAGCCAAGCCCGTCACGCCGTCGGCACCGGTTGCGCACCCCTACGACGACGCTCCGCTTGACGACAACCCGTTCTGACCATTTTCGTGACGCCACGCAAATGATCACTAGCCCTCGGCGAAAGCCGGGGGCTTTTTGACAACGCGCCTCCGGCCGCCATCACGAGCGGCGGAGTTCCCCCGGTGGCGCATGAATGCTTTTTGACAAGCAAAGTCGATTGGAATATGGTTGCATAAGGAGTCACTAGCTTTCTCTCTTCCACCAATCAGACGCCATATAACTTTTCCATGAATATCAAAGAGTTAACAGAAAAAACAGCCCTTGCGGCGCCACCCTCACAAGAGCAACTTTTCCGTGTTCTTTTCGAGAGAGATGGTTTGAGCGGATTTCGGTAGAATTTCATTATCAGCCCGCATCTAATAGGTTCAGCCAATGACCATCCAATATCCACCTAACCAAGGAGAGATCCTAATTTGCAACTTTTCTGGTTCTGTAGAGCCAGAAATCTGTAAAAAGCGCCCAGTGATCGTTTTGACGCCTCGCTTTAGAAGGATTCAACGTCTGCTAACAGTCATTCCACTGAGCACTACCGCGCCGACATCAATTCAGAGATGGCATCTTAAGTTGCATCTCGATTTGCCAGCACCGTATGAATCCCCTGAATGCTGGGCAAAATGCGACTTAATTCAAACCGTTTCATGGGATCGTCTCTCCCTGTTTAGAGCGGGCAAAGATTGTTACGGAAAAAGAATCTACCCAAGAATAGAACTGGATAACAACGCTATGGAAAAAGTGTGGGATTGCGTTCTTCACGGGATAGGAAGAAGCGACCTTGTTGGACTAGCGAGGAATTATGAGGAGTTGCAAAGACGCTTGACTACAGATACGTAGTCGAGTATCCTTCAACTGTCTCCCGCTCTGAGCGTCTTGCTTATCGGGCTAAGTCCTGTCTCTTCAGTGAGCAGGCCTCTGCGGAACCGAGATTGCAATCGACCGTAGCGACATTTCAGCCCCGTCGGCGAAAGCCTTCGGGGCTTTGCTTTTTGACAACGCGCCTCTGTTTCGGGTATGCTTCCTGTGTCGACACCGCAATGGTGCGACGCGGGCTTGGCGGCCCGAATACATTGGCGGATAGCCGCCTGTCGTTCGATGGAGCGGCATTTTTGTTGGCTATCCGCGATGGGGTCGTAAAACGCGACCCCATCCGCAAGTCTCCAATTCTGGGTAGGGCTTGCGGGACATCGAAAGATGTGCCAGTTTCCAATGTACTGGTCCGCCAACCCGCAAGTCCTCGCCCACCATCTTGGCGGATGGCACGAGGTTCTCAACCTTACATTGGAGACAGCAATGTCAATCGTTATCTCTAACGCCTTCACGGTCATCGAAGGTCGCCCCGTCACGTCCAGCCGCATCGTAGCCGAATACTTTGGGAAACAGCACAAAGACACGCTTCGTGCAATTCGCGACTTGATCGCCGACGCGCCTGAGCTAGAACGTAAGCGCAATTTTGCGCTCACGGAAGAAGAGCAAAAAATCGGCGCAACGACACGCAAGATCCCGCTCTACTGGATGGACCAGAAAGGCTTCTGCATCCTCGCCATGGGCTTCACTGGTGCGAAGGCACTCGAATTCAAGTGCGCGTTCTACGACGAGTTCGAACGCATGAAGCACGAGCTCGAGGCACCAACCACGATCACGCCCGCAGAGCAGCGAGCCATCCAGCGCGAAGTCGCCATCCGTGCGCATAAGACCTCATCGAACTATCGGACGATCTACCGCGCCATCAAGGCACGCTACCAGATCGCACGCTACGACCAACTGCCGCGCACCCAACTCGAAGACTGCCTCGATTTCATCAAAGAGGTGGAACTTGACGTACCCGAGGTGCCGCACGCCACGCGCCCAGACGGCGGCTGCCCCCACTGTGG